GCAGCTTATTAGTCGCAAGGTAAACGACTTCGATAAAGAACAAAAAAACTATCGAGTCTATCTAGACGGCGAGCTGGTACATCAAACCAATTACCACTTTGATACTTGTCACTAAATGGGTTGTCTGTTGCATATTGCTCCCGTCCAAATAGGTTAGCAGCAGCTGTATTAAGGGTGTCTCCACTAAGATCTAAAAATGAACCTATACTTTCTACAGCATCAATAGCAGCTCCAGGGACTATGCTTGCTACATCTTTGATAGCATCGACAGGATTATCAGCTATCAAACCTTGGTCTTCACCTAGTTTTTTTAATTCAGCCTCTTCAATTTGTTTTTGTTTATCTTTTTTTAATAAGTCCTGTCCAACTTCTCGTAATTCCGTAAACTCCTGATCTGTAGGATACTCAAATGAGGAGATAGGATTTAATGTTTCACTCATTAGTTATCCTCCGTATAACCTAAAAATTCTCTACTCTTCTCTAAAATAAATAGCATACGTTCTTTTCTAAGTTTTCTAGCTTCTTCTTTATTTGCACCTTTAAATTTATGTCCATTATCTTCCATCCACTTATTTTTAAAGTCATAATAAACTGAGTCAGTAACAGGTAAATTGTTAAGTGGTCTACCACCTAAATCTGTTTCTTGTTGAAATAGTAATAAATTCACTAGATTAAAGTTTTCACTTCTACTTTCAATAAATACGTCTGCATCGTTATTATTTAAAGCAGTTATAACTCGATCAATATTTTTATAAATGTTTAAAGCTTTATTATAATCTTTTAGTAATGGATTATTTATATTTGATTTACCAATTCCAAACATTCCTGGAACTGTTATAGTTTCATCAGGTGTAAATTGTGGATCAGTAAGTATTTCTAATATAGCTTTAATTTTAGCAGGATCTCTATAATCTATATCCCACATGTTTTCTCTATTAACTATACTTTCTATAACATAATTTGGTGTTATACCAAGTCTCTTTTCATCTTTAGTAAGCTCTCTAATATTATTTACATTAACTTTACTATCATTATAAGTACCAATAAGTGCAGAGGTATCACCTGAGTAATAAGCATCTAACACAGCATACGCATAATCAGACTTATCATTTTTCTTGTTGTCAAAAATACTACCCTCGCCAAAATTAGACATCTCAGCTTCTCCAAATCTCATACCTGTAGCTACCATAAGTATAGCTTGGTTTTTATCATTAGTTGTTTTAAGGGCTTCTTTTAGAAGATAATTAATTTGTTTACGTCTAACTTCTTCTTGTAGTGTAGCATCATTTAGATAATCGTCTTTATTAATATTAAATCTTTCTAATGCTGAATCTAAATCTACCTCAGCTATTGGCTGTTCCATATTAATGACACTTGCATTAAGTAAAGTGTTTAAGTCGATAGCACCTATTTCATCTATAGCTAATGACTGACCTTCTGCTCCACTGGTGAATACTTTTGCAAGATGAGGAAATTGCTCTTTAACTCCAGTATGTAATAATTGTAGCTCTGGTGAAAAGTCTTCTAATTTGTACTCATCTAGTTTGTGAAGCTTACGTTGCATATTAATAAAATCAATAGCTGTATAACCTGTTTCACTATACTCTACTATTTCAAGTGCAGTGTTTGGTATAAAACGTATAATCCCATCTTCACCTTTTTCTAAATTAATTATGTTACTGTCTTCTGGAACTAAAATCGTATTTTTAAGATGATCTTCTGATAATCCATTAGATTGTAAAATATCTAACTTATTAGTTACTTTTGCACCCTCAGTAATTTGTGCCTCTATTGTATCTGTGTCAGCTATTACAGCAGGGTTCATTGCTGAATCTAAAAACTTTTCTCCATCTCTAACAAATATACCTGTACCTGCAAGTAATTCCTGAGATACTTCTTGATTAGCTTTAAATAATGCGTCATTTGCACTTGCTCCATTTAAGTAATATAAGTTAGCTCTACGTAATAATTCTTTCTTAACACCAAGTTGAGCTGCATCTTCAATAGAAGCATCAACTAATTGAGTAGTTTCGTTTTTAAGAATTTTATCAACAGACTGATTAAGTTTATCAGTATAGAACTTGACATTCTCACCCCACTTTTCTATACCTATATCTTCCCAAATAGGATTCTCTTTATACTTATATTTTTTACCTTCTCCTGCATTTTCAAAGAAATGTTTTCTAGCGTCTACATTTAATGTAAATAAATCTGCATTAGTTAAAAAACCTACTTCACCCATTATCCGATCAATTTCAGACATTGATTCTTTATAATTATGCTCATTAGGTTTCCAGTTTTTTATAGCATTAATTTTATTTTGAAAATAATTATCATCGTCTGAATTTCTAAGAATATTATAATCAGGGTTTTCTCTAATTACTAAAGCTTTGTCATTATATTCTCGTAAAGTTATTTCACCATTTAACCATTGAATGTTATAAAGGTTTTCTTCTTTTTCTAATTGTACTTTAGCTACTTGTTTTCTTTTAGCAAAGTTTTGAGCTAATTTTGTTTGATGACTTACTAATAACTCGTCTAAGTTTAAATCACCCGCAAACAATGTTTCCAATGTACCTGTAATACCGACCATTGTAAACTCTGCTTCTTTTAATAAATCTACAAGATCAGCTGCAGATTCTTCATCTAAAAAAGATAATGCTTCTTCAATTCCATTAATAATTCTAGTTTTATTAGCTTTATGTGGACTAACATTTCCATTAACTAAAGATTCACTTGAGGAACCATTATCTATAATATCTTTAATATTATTAATTACTGCATCTCTAGATATATTAACCTCTTTAGTTTTACCGTTGTCTAATGTAACTGTTTTAGTTGCATCCGCATCAAAATTAATAGCAGACGTAATAATTTTATCTATACGTCCTGTCTGTTCTACTTCTCCTTGTTCAGCTTTGTTTTTTAAAAATTCTTTTTCTTTAAATTTTTCTGTAGTTTCAACTACTTTAGCTGTAAGAAAACTGTTTCTAACACTATCAGCAGCACCAAAAGGATTATTATTAGCAATGTACTGATCTTCTACATGACGGATTATTTCTTCTTTATGTTCTTCACTTAGAACATTATGATAATTACCAATAACATATGTATTACCATCTCTAGTTGTAAACTCTTCTGTACTACTATGTAATGTATCTATTAAATGACCATTATAACCTGCACCCGCTTCTTGTAACTGAGCTCTAACAAAACCCCAACGAACATTAGGATTTAATTTTCTAACATTTAAAGCTTTAATTTTATCTTTTAATGATAATTCTTCTTGAGATTTTCTGTCAAGAAAAGCGTCAGTTGATTCGCCAATCTCTGCAGACATCTCATTTATTTTAGCTTCAATTTCTTTTAATTGTTCAGCGTTTGCTTCTACTTCTGCAATAGCATCTTCATTACCTGCTAAATATCTTCTATATAGTTCTACACCTTCTTCACGCTTACTATCAATATAAGCTTTACCTACAGTCTTAACCGTAGTGTCTAAAAAATCATTTAATGTATCACTAAATTTAGATAGTTGAGCTATTTGAAATTTATCGTTACTAGCTGCTATTCCATCTTGTCTGTCTAACTCACCAAGCTGATCCTTAGATGCTTGTTGAAATCCTTTTACCTGTTCTTTACGTTGTTTATCTAATGCCTTAGCATAGTCAGCAAGATCTGTAGAAAGTCTCTTGTTGTATGTACGTTTAGAATAGGAAGAATTTTGAGTACTTCCTGAGTATGTCATTTTTAATTAAAGTTTAAATACTTCTTCCTTCCAATAATTTTCACCACCAATAGCTGTTCCCGTACTAAATGCAGTACTTATACCGCCAAGTATTGGGCCAAGTGGAGAAGGTTTAGGAGGAGCTTTTTGTTCGATTGGTTTCTGTGTCATGAATGAGGCTGTAGGGGCTACATGAGCAGATGTGGTTATAGCGTTATACGCTGTTGTATCAGCTGCATAGGCATCTAAATCAATACCATATTGTTTGATACCATAAGCTCTAGTTGCATCAAAAATGGTTGCATCTAGTTGTGCAGCTTGCATACCAAATTTTCTTTCAACGTCATCTATAGTTAACATAGTAGACTGTCCAGCTTGTATACCACTGGCTAACAACGATCCCTGAGCTTCTATAGCTTTTGATAAATTCTCTTGTGATTCAAACATAGTTTTAGTTACTTTTTCTCTTAACTCAGCTTGAGCAGCTTCGGATGCTCTACTATGTTCGATTTGATTAATATTTTTTTGCTGATAATATGCAGTTCTAGCTGCAGCATCAGCTTGTAGTTGAGCTGTAAATACTTCACCTTTACGTTGATCGTTATAGGCTGAGATCGTAATATCGTTAAGATATTTTTGACGAGCCATCTGGTTACTACGATTTACAGCATCGACTTGAGCACGGTGTTGACGGTTCTGCTCTGAAATACCTGTTACGGCTTGAGCAGCACCCATACCTATGCTAAATGCCATTACTGTGCACATGGTTTAATGAATGTAATTAAGGGTACATTGTTATAGACATGATAGTTGACAAAGGTAAAACCTAAAAGTTTTAGTAGTTTTATGTGTGATTCATTCCGCATATCTGCTTGATTATACAAGTAAGGGTTGAGTAAACTGTTTACCCAGCGTTTAGCTTCCTTCACAAATGTGTGGGGATATTCTGTACTAGCATCAGTACATAGCATCCAGATTATATTTTGTGGGGTTACTCCCGCCACTCCAGCAGCCTTGCCGTTGG